GGAAATTTATGTAAAGCTGCATAATGGGCTACAAGACGAGGCTCTTGTTGAGAATAGTCAAAACTACCCCATCTATGGCCTTTCTCGGGTATAAAAATAGACCTAATCATAGGTCCGAGTTCCTTATTTCTAGCAGGAAGTTGCTGTAAATTAGGGTTTGAATAGCTAAACCTACCAGTAACAGTTCCGCCTTGATCAGATCTTATTTGATTAATGTCCGCATGGATTCTACCTTTATGTTCATGTTTAATTATGGTATCTATAAAAGTAGTATGTGCCTTATTAGTTTCTCTAGCTTCAGCAATCATTCTAACTATAGGGTGTTCATGATTCATAATAAAATTTTTAGTAAAGGATGGAGCATTTGATTTTGCAGTTCTGTCATATGGTAACTTTAATTTATCAAAAACTTTGGCAACACTTCTTGCAGCCATTAATTGAACATCTATTCCTGTTTCTATTTTTATTTGCTGGAGTAAGTTTTCTTCTTTTATTACTAATGCTTGCTTCAATTCATGAGCTCTTTGAACGTCAACCCTCACTCCAAGAAATCTCATATCAACCAGACAAGGAAACAAATCTGTCTCAAGTTGAAAAATAGACTCAACATCTTGGTGAGTAATTTCTTTTTTAAATATTTGCCAAAGTTCTAAAGTAAGTTCTGCATCTTTTTCTGCATAGGCTCCAACATGAAGCGCCGGGAGCTGCCACATATCTGCTTTAGGATCTAGTCCTCTAGACTTTGCTTCTTCATTAAGTGCTGATTCGTTTTTACCATGGCCTAAGTAATCCCAACCTAAACTATTTAAATCAAATCTAAATCTGTTTTCATTAATTAAACTTGCTGCAATCATAGTGTCTACGATTTGTCCTTGAATTTTTAAACCCATGGCCCTAATCCAACTAACATCATACATTGCATTGTGAAATATTTTTATTGAGGGTGTATTTAAAACATCTTGAAACCATTTTAAGGTTTTCTTACGATCCATGTTTGGACCAGATGCGTGAGCAATAGGAAAATAAAATTTTTTACCTGGTACAGCTACAGCAATTCCTACAACTTCTCCATTACCTATAATAGCACCACTGCCTTTAGATTTTAAATCAGGATCTCTTGTCTCTAAGTCAATTGCGATCTCCTCGTAAGATCTTAAATCAGGGTAAGACTCTGGTTCAATCCATTCTGTTTGTGCTTCAAATAGAGGTACTTTCATTTAAACCTTTCTTGTTGTTGTAGTAAAGCATACCTTGCTTTTCATATTTAAGTAATCTTCTTTTCATAAGTTGATTTTCTTTATAAAGTCTTTCTGCTCTTTTAATTGCAGCAGCTAACTTTAATCTTATTTGTAAAAAAGGATTCATTTCTTACCTATATCTTTCATTGTTTTAATTTCTAGTTCACAGTAATGAATTATTTTTTCAAGGTCTTGTATCCCTGCTTTATTTTTATAACGACAAACATATTTAACTACGTTGCCCTGGAAGAATGACAAAGCATTCTTTGAAATAAATTCATAAGGTTGAATTAAAAATTTTTTATAATGGGATCCACCTATTTGTTTATCTTGTGGAAATGTATCATGAAAAATATTTTTGTCGGTCATAACTGGTATCCTTTCCTTTCTATTTTTGCTCTCATTAAATATAAATTTCTTTTTGCTCTCGTGCACCCTACATACCATACTCTGTGTTCTTCGTCACGTTTTATTATACTATGAGCTGTTGCTTCTCTTATTTTTTTAGCATTATCTAATACTACTATTACGTTCTCACATTCTCCTCCCTTAGCTGCATGAATTGTAGATACTTTAATTCTAGGGGGTTCACTTAGTTTTTCCTCATTAGATAACATTAATCTAATATATATTTTTTCATCTGCAGAAGCTGTATCAAAACATTCATACCATTTTAAATCTTTCTTTAACTCCCTATCTCCCATGTATTCTTTTATATCTTGTAATGCAGTGTCAGCAATATCTTCTCCATTCAACCATTTACTATGATTAATAATAGCTTTGTACAGTTTAGTGTCATAACTTTTTCTATTTTTATTTTCATGGTACAAACCTTTAACTTTTAATAAATCACATATTTCTTTTGCTCTAGATAAGGTTCTAGTAAGAACCAACCATTTGTTGTTGTATAAATCTACATTTTCTAAACTATTAATTTTACTGCATAATCCTTGTTCATTTCTAGGTAAATAATTTTTATCTGCTCTAAGTCCTTGAATTCTTGCAGTGATGACTTCAGATATTTCTTGCACAGCTATAGGTATACGTCTTGATTTTGAAAGTACTTTTTCTTTTGCAGGTTCTTTTATGAATCTATCTACATCTGCACCCGCCCAGCCATAAATTGCTTGGTCATCATCTCCAGCTAAATAAATATTATTAGAATTCTTTTTTAATAAATCGTACACGTCCCATTGTATAGGAGATAAATCCTGAGCTTCATCAATAAAAACGGTAGTAAATTGTGGACATAGCTCTGGTTTTAATAAAAAGTTTTTAATCATATCAGCAAAATCAATTAGATGATTATTTTTTTTATATTGATTGTAGTTTACTTCGATGTGCTTAAGTAAGTCAGGCTTTACGTTTGAAGAATGTTCGCCTGTGCAATACTCATCCCAAACTGAAATTCCTTTTTCTTTAGCTTTTAAAATGATTTGAAAATACTCATTGTCACAACTTAAATAAGGAGAAGCATCTGCATCTTTTTTAGCATTGACTCTTATACTTAAAATTTTTCCAAGATCATTGTAATGATAATCTTGCATTACATTCTCTTCTCTTAAACCTAAAGTATGAAAAGCTAATGAATGAATAGTTTGAAAATATCTTAATTCTTTTTTCTTATATTGAGGATTCTTTAAAAGCATTCTATCTCTTGCTTCATGTGCAGCTTTACGTGTAAATGCAAAATAACCTATACTTTGAATAGGAGTGCCTATTCTAATGTAGGCCATTGCTCTCCTTATAAGTTTTTCAGTTTTACCTGTACCTGGTGGCCCGTAGATTTTAGTTACTTTTGTCATCTCTGGGCTTAAAAGTGTCTACTATTTTTCCTTTAAAGTTGTACGTACCATGATGACCTATTTCTGAATTGACTGTAGCATACATTTTAATACCCTCTTTTTTAATTAGTTCACAGAAGCTTACGTCTTCTCCTCGCCATTCTCCCTTTTTAGAATCAAATGTATTTTCCCAAAAATTATATAAATATTTTTTAGCTCCCTCACTTATTGTCATTTCATTATTTATTTTTAAATCAGGATATTTCTTCATCAACTTTTCATAAACAGATCTATGAATTAATGTAAGTCCAGCAGGACCTCCTGTTATTTCTACTAATCCTTTTTTATCTATATCTATGTGTTGAAAATCTTTAAATGAAACAGAATATTTAACTGAATCATCAGGAGTCTTTCTTCTATAAGGAGCACATACAAAATCTTTTTGAGCAAGTATTAAACCTCCCACTGCTTCAGGTTCAAATGAAACATCTGCATCTATAAACAATTGATATTCAAAATTTGATTCTAAAAACATAGCGGTTAAAATATTTCTTGCATACCCTACGTAGGGACATTTGTAGGTGCTTATTTGTGTTGGTATTTTTGCAACAGTTGCCTTATCAAAAAACTTTAATAAAGATAGACATGTTGATACTTGCATTGTGTCATAACAAGGCATTGATACAAAGATCTTAGGGGGTTGTGTACTCATAGTATATCCTCTCTTTTTTTGATTGGTACTAGTTCAACTTTATTTTCCTCTCTTGGAAAATGAGCTATTGATATCTTCACGCATCTAACAGGATTGTGTGATTTTTTTTCTGTTTCTTTTTTAGGGTATCTTTTTAAATCTCTTAACTTCGCATCAAAAAAGTCTATCATCATTTGACCCGTTCTATCAATTTTAGATTTCCATTCTTTATTTTTTAAATAATTATAAAAAGGATCAAATACAAAATAAGCATACCCATCATCAATTAAGGTACTACCACTTCTAAAAGAAGCATCACTAACTGCAGGAACTCCATAGATGTGGTCTTCTAAGTGTTTGTGTAAAATTTCTTTTGGAGACGTTCCTGGAGGAGCCTTTTCTGTTTTCATTCCCTGCCATAAAATATCTAAAATATTTTGCATATCATCTCCTTTTATACGTGGTGGTGGAATAGGTGTATGGGCTCCAATTAATCTTCTTAATTTTTCTTGGTCCATGATGTAATTTATATCTCTAGCTATTATTTGTTGAGATGCTTCTCCTTCAATTTTATCATTGTAGTGAACAGTAAATCTAAATTCTGGTTCTGGTGAATAATCTATTTTTATTAATGCAGAAAGTGCAGGGAATTTTTTAACCTTATCTGAAGCTACTCCAAACTTTCTTTTTAAACATTCTGATTTTACACACATACTAACGATAGGTTCTTCTGAACATGTGTGGCCTGCAGTATCTTTTTTATAAGCTTTAATTTTTTGTTTTACTTTTTCATCTCCCCAAATATTATCATAAACAATATAGTTTCTAGCACCTTCTAAAAGTTTTTCTTCCCAATTATCTGGATATTTTTTTTTAGCAAACACCATGTAATTGTATATAAATCTATCTCTGTAATCATCTAACTTAGATTTAGAAAGTCGTTGCAAACAAACAGGTCCATCAGCAAACTCATCTGCACCCCCTGTTAATTCTAATCTCATTAACTCTGTAGCAAATTCTTCTATTTCTTCTTTAGTTTTTTTATTGGCCTCTACTACTTTTAAAAACTGTTCAAAGGTAAACTCAGTTCCATCTAAATTTAAACCAACTCTTTCATTACGGTTATAGTAAGGAAGATTAATAAAGTTACCATTAATAAATTTACCATCTGATCCTGTGCCTAATTGAGTTTGTTTAGGAAATATTTCTGTAGAGGCTTTTAAAGAAAAAGTAAATAATAACTTATCTAAAAAATTTCTAACAAAACTAGCTTTTACTGGTTCTTTAAAGAATACATATATATGAAGACCCCCGCTTTTAGATTTAACAGGAACTACTGGAATATTTTTTTTATCAATAATTTCTAAATACTTTCTTAGATCAAAGTTATCGTATTCATCAGAGTCTATATCTATTACACCAAAATTTGATAACCCATCGTCATTACAGGGTTGAACCCCTATAGATTTTTTACCTTCTAAATGATCAATATAGTCGGAGTCTAATAATTCTTTAGCTGCCCAGCCATACTTTAATTTTAATTTTCCTGTAGAAGGATCTTTGAATGCAGAATTTATATCTGCATAACCATAGTCTCTTCTTAGACCTGTAAATATTTCTATATATCTTTTTTCCATTTCCATCTTTTTAGGGGGCGCTTCAGTCTCCCGTTGCGCCCCGAGTTATTCCCACCGGAGAGGGAATTTTATTAGTAGTGAGCTGCTCCATCAGAAGTTTTAGCAGTATCATCTTCACCATGTTTAACTTCAACATCTCCTTTAGAGATACTTTCAGAAAAACTTTTAGCTTGTTGATACATAGCTGCATCTTCGATAGGTCCAGTTTTACTCACTTCCCAACCAAACCATGTACCTTTGTCGTTAGACTGTTGTACAGTTTTTAGTTGATAAAGATGGCTAAAAGTTGCTGGAGTAAACAATCCGTTTTTACCCTGCATCTTTATGCTCTGCATCATACTATTCCATTTTCTACTAATCTTTAATTGTGTAGATTTCATGGCAATTAATGCAGTTGTCGGTGAACTACTACCTACTACTACAAAGTGTTGTGCAGTTTTTTCAATATAATTACCATTAGGTAATCTATCTTTAAAGTCTCCACCTCTTGTAGTCTTAGTCATGATGTCACTTGATGAAGGATAGATTTTAACTGGCGCACCAGATCCATCTTTTCCTCTATCTTTCCACTCAACGTATTCGAGTTTATAGTAACATGGAATCACTGGGACTCCTTTTTCACCACTGAAGAGTTCACCTGTTACTGAATTATAAATCATTCCAGGTTCTGCTCCTTGGACATACTTGCCATCTCTCTTATTTACTTCTGGAGAAAGTTGACCAAGTATTTTAAGAAACGGTAACGCAAGATCTTCCTGTGTTATCGTTCCAGTTTGTACACTTGCATCTGCTTCGAAATTAACATTCGTAGACAATGCACCATTCTTCTTTATTATTGGTTCTTTGTTCATGTTTATTATTTCCTTGTTATTTTGGTTTTGTTTCCTGCAAACACATTAAATAGTTCCGTAGGCATCTCTTTCCCAGACTCGAGACGCTCACGGACTAATGCTTTAAGTGTCATTGGCTCAACCTTCAACTTCTGGGCTGGTTGATACCCTTGACCCTGTGCAAGGACAGCATATGCTGCCGCCTTGTTATCCTCGTTACGACCAAAGGAAACAGTAATCTCATTTTTAATAAGATCACCCAAGCCGTTATTACGAAGCCATGTAAATGCTTCTTCTTTCTTAGCTGCAGAAATAGAAGCACCATAGATGGGCTTAACTTCTACTCCAGCACCATCTGATAAACTAAATTTAGATATGTTCATTTCTGTCATCATTGTAGGAATTACTTCCCCAGATAAAACATCCATATCATTTTTTATTTTTTTTAATTCTTCTTCTTTAGAAACAAACTTATCTTCAAGGTCTCTTAATTTAAGGACTTGATCAGATAGTTCTTTGATGTCATTGGTATTTGCATTTGCCAACGAATCTATTTTGTCTTCTTCTAAGTTTATACTCATTTTCTTTTTACCTTTCTATAGTAGTCGTAGTTATTAATTTCCTTAATATAATGTCATAAAATCCTATGTCAAGCTTATTCTTCGAGATTTCCTTTTTCATATAAATTAATTTCTATCGGGTAATACATTTTTTCTTGTCTATCCCATTTTAGTAAATTAAATTTTCCTCCAGTTTTTTCTGCTACAATTGAACAAGCTACACCTATGATTGCAGGGTCACCTGTAAGTAGTAAATAATCACTGGAGGTATATTTATCTAATAGTTTTCTTAATTTAAAAATTAAGGGCCCTGGAGATAAAATAATTTGTGAGTGTTCTGGTAATAATGTTTTTAAAGTACCATATTTTTGAGCACCCATAATATTAAACTTGGGAGCACCTATTTTAGTACCGGGTAATTCTTGAATTATATATACTGTATTTTCCATAACTTTCCTGTTGACTATGGTTATATGATTATGCTATCTTAGTCAATAGAAAGAAGAAATATTATGAACTATAAATTT